TGCCATGCGCTTCACGGCGCGGCTGGGCGGAAATGTGCTGTTCGTGCCGAACTACCAATCGGCCTACATGCCGCAGGAGGCGATTTACGGCGTCCTGCATGAGACCGCCGATATCACCTTCCCCTACAACATGGCGGACCGGCGCGCGTGGCGGGCGAAGCTGACGGAAAGGCTATAGGGCATGCTCCGCAACTTCGTCTTTGAGACCGCCTCGGCTCCTGGGTCAGCCGTCGATGTGGCGCTCGGAGGCGCACCGGCCGGGCGGGTCCCGTTCGCGGCGGTCTATGCCGACGCCTCGCTTTGCTACTACTTTCTCAACGATGGAACTCAAGCCGAGTGGGGCGTCGGCACGTTCCATGTCGGCTCGCCGAACCGGCTGTCCCGCACCACCGTCATCGGCAACACGGCCGGAACGACGGCACGGCTCAACTTCGCCGGCCTGACCCGCGTCTACAACGACATCCCGGCCGAGCGGTCCCTGTGGGCCGACCAGAATAGCATCACGCAGTTCCCTGGCGATGCGGCGCTGCAATCGGTGGGCGGCGGCCAAATCGCCGGTTTCCGCAACGTGCTGATGAACGGCGACATGGTGCTGGGGCAGCGCGGCACGTCGTTCACCCAGCCGGGAGCCGGAACCTACACGCTGGATCGTTGGATGGTCACCTACGACGGCTCCGGTGCCACGCACACCGCCAATCGGACCACCAATCCGCTGCCGCAGCAGATGATTGATGCCGGGTTCCAGTGGGGCATGAACCGCACAATCTCTGCGCTCGGCACCGGGAACACGTATCAATATATCCATCAACGCGTCGAGGGCGTGCGCACGCTTGCAGGTAAGACTGCGACATTCTCACTCTGGGTATATGGCAGCGTCCCGTTCACTGGCGTGCTCATCTTGCAGCAGTATTTCGGAACGGGAGGATCGCCGTCTCCGACGCTGACCCTGGCAAATGTCAATGTGCCGGTCACCACCACGGCGCAGAAGTTCTCGGTGACATATCAGATCCCGTCGATCAGTGGGAAAACGCTGGGGACGAACGGCGACGACTGGCTTGGAGTATTCTTCGGGCTGCCGGCTCAGACGATCATCACTGCTGTCGTCACAGGCATGCAGTTGGAGCCCGGCTCTGTCGCGACCCCATTTGAGTTCCGCTCGCCATCCGTCGAACAGCCTCTCTGCCAACGCTACTTCTACAATGTCAGCGCCTATGTGAACGCGACGACCATCGGGGCCGAAACCCTGACCTTCCCGACCGCCATGCGCGCGACCCCGACCGTCAGCGGGGGCGGCGCCGGCTATACCTCCAACCTCATAAGCAACAAAAGCACGGCGCATCAGCAGACGACGGCAGCGGTGCAGACTTTGGCGTTCTCGGCGGAGCTTTAGGGTGTATCGCACCTTCGTCTTCACCACGACGAACGCTCCTGGCCTCGCCAACACGATTAACCTGCAAGGCGCGGCGCCGGGTCGCGTGCCATATACCGCAGTCTTTGCGAGTGGCGCTCTCGTTTTCTATTTCATCGACGATGGCGCACAGGCCGAATGGGGGATCGGCACACTCACCTACGGCGTTCCTGCAACGCTCGCCAGAACGACGGTGATCGGCAACACGCTGGGGAACCAGTCGCGCGTCAATTTCCCCGGCATGTGCAATATCTACTGTCAGGTCCCGGCAGAGAACGCCGCATGGCTAGACCCAAATCTGGTCGCGCAGTTTCCAGGAGGCGCAGCGATCCGCTCGGTTGGTGGTGGACAGATCGCTGGCCTGCGCAACGTCGTCATCAATGGCGAGATGGCGATCAGCGAGCGCGCCCTGACCTTCTCGAACATGACCTCGGGGCAGTTCACGCTGGATCGCTGGCAGTGCAACCATGATGGCTCGGGTGCCACGACCAGCATACGGCGGAACACCATCAGCCTGAGCGACGCCACCTACGCTCCGTTTCTCGCGGCGGGCTTCGCCTACACCCTCGAATACACCGTCACCGCCCCTGGGACCGCCAACAGCCTCCGGCAATTCCAGCAGAAGATCGAGGGTGTGCGGACATTCGCTGGGCAACGGGTGACGCTCTCGGCCATGATGCAGGCGGCGAGCCCGATGACAGTCGGCGCCTACCTGACGCAAAATTTCGGCACAGGTGGTTCACCGAGCACGAGCACACTGACACCTCAAATCAATCTCTCGATCGGAACTGTCGCGCAGCGCTATGTCTTCACATTCAATCTGCCATCCGTAAACGGAAAGACGCTCGGGACGAATGGCGACGACTGGCTTGGGGTCGTGTTCAACCTGCCTGCCGGTGTCAACCTGACCTGGAAGGTCACTGGCATCCAGCTTGAACCGGGGTCGGTCGCCACACCGTTCGAGTTCCTGCCGATCGCGCTGCAAATCCGTCAGTGCCAGAGGTATTTCCTGGTGATGCCATGCCGGGCGCGCTCGACGCCGCCGACAAACTTCGGCTTCCCAATTCCGATGCGTGTGTCCCCGACCGCAGGCTTCAACGGTGGTAGCATCGCTGGGATCGCCTATACCGCGCTCAATGCGAGGTTCGCCGCCTTTACCGTGACCACTGGGGCCGATGCCACCGGCGCCAATGCCCTGACCTTCTCAGCGGAGCTTTGACCGATGCTCGGTAATTTCATCTATGAGAACGTGACGGCACCGGGCATCGGGGCGGTCGTCAATCTCGCGGGGTCGATCCCTGGCCGCATCCCGTTCGTCCAGAGGTTCAGCAACGGCGCCCCGTGCTTCTACTTCCTGGATGATGGCTCGCAGGCCGAATGGGGCATCGGAACCTTCGCGACCGGCACGCCGAACACCGTCTCGCGCACGACGATCCTCGGGAACACCGCAGGCAACACACTCCCGCTGAACTTCTCAGCCACGACGCGGATGTATAACGCGATGCCGGCCGAGCGCGCGATCTACTCGGACCTGAACAACCTTGTCACGCTGCCGGGCGGCCTTTCGGTTCCAGGCGCGATCAGCGGCGTCGGTGTGACCAGCCTGTTCGCAAGCCCGCCGCCGATTGGCTCCGTGACACGCAACACTGGCTCGTTCACCACCGTCACCGCAGGGCAAGGCGTCACGGTCGGCGGAAATACTGTCGGGACGATCGGTATGTATCCCGGCAATGCGAGTGTCACGGGCTATCTCGGATTTCTAAATCCGGCGAACACCACGCTCTACGCCTACATCGGGCAGTATCCGATCGCGGGCGGGGCGATCACGCTCGTCGTTCAGAATGGCTGCACCGGCTTCAATGTCACCGGCTACCTGCAATCGACCACCGGGCGGATAATTTCCTACTCAGGTGGGCAGTCGTCCATCACCTGCTACGACACAGCCTCCGGTGCGGTCGGCATGTGGGCCTCATCCACGGCCGGCGTGATGGGCCTCGGCGCGATGGACGCCAGCGGCAACCCGGTCGCGACCTGGGCGACCCTGGCCGCTTCCGGCATGGGGCTCGCCGGCGCGCTGACCTGCACGAATATCACCGCCACCGGCAACTTCAACCTCTCTGGCACGATGACCTCTGCCGGCGCCATCACTGCCGGATCAGGAGCGATTGGAAAGTCTGCGATCACGGCGGGTGACGCATCGCACGCCGGCTATCTCGAGTTCCTTAACACGGCCAATGCGCGCGTCGGATACATCGGCTACGGCCCGACTGCCGGTGGCAATATCAATTTGTATGCCGAAAGCCCGATGACCGGGTTCCAGGTCACCGGCGCGTTTGGCGTAAGTAGCACGCTTGTCGTAAGCGGGGCCGTAAACTTTACCAGCACTCTTAGCGTTACGAATAACATAGTCGGCGCAGGAGCTATAATCTCCACTGGTCAACGTCTCATCTCGCAGGGCACCGGGCCGAGCATCACGAATTACAACACGCAGGGATGGGCGCATGGGATTTGGTCGCCGGGTGCAAATACGATGGCGTTCGGCGCGATGGACGGCTCCGGAAATGCGTCGGCCCAGTGGGTCTCGTTCGGTTCAAACTACGCATGGTTCGCGAGCACGTCGGAAATCCAGTTCGTTGCCAGTGGATCGGCGCGCTTCCAGTATTGGAGCGCCAGCCTAGGATATTACTGGTCGTGGGCGGTCTCGAACGGCGACCTTAGCTGGGTGCGTGCCAACGCGGCGTTCTGGACCATGCGCAACTCCGACAACCTGTGCTTCAACAACATCGGCACGGTCGGCGGCAACGGCGCGTATTACAACTATTCCGACGCTCGCGGAAAAAGCGACATCGAGCCGACACCTTATGGCCTCGACGAGATCATGCGTCTGCGCCCGGTGCGCTTCCGGCGCATCAAGTCTGACGATGAGATCGCACCGCTGGAACTCGGCTTCGTCGCGCAGGATGTCGAGCGGGTGATTCCCGAGATGGTCATGCGCGCCGGCTTCGGCGGCATCGACGGAGAAGGCAGCCTCGACAGTGACGACCCCATGCGCGCCATCAGCGAGACCAGTTTGATCGGCGTGCTGGTTAATGCGATCCAGGCGCTGACCTCGCGCGTGGCAACCCTCGAAGGGAGGATTTGATGCAACCGACCGATCCCATCAGCATCGTCATGAGCGTGCAGGAATGGAACAATGTCCTGCAACTGCTCGCCGAGCAGCCGTTCAAGCTCTCTGCGCCGCTGATCCAGCGCATCCAGCAACAGTGCCAAGTCGCGGAGCAGCAGCCGCAGCCCGGCATGCCGGCGACCAACGGCTCGGCCGTAGCGTCGAACTGACATGGCCGGCGAAACAGGCGTCTACCAGCAGAGTGCCATCTTTGACGGCGTGATCCGTCTCTCCGATGGCGCCATGATCCCGAACGACCCGGCCAATACCGATTGGCAGGCGTATCAGGCATGGCTGGCCGAGGGGAACACACCCGATCCGGTCACGCCATCGACACCGCTGCCACAGATCGGACAGAGCGCATCGTCGCTGAAACTGACGCAGGCGAAGCAGCTTGCCGCGCAGGGCAGAACCGACGAGGCTCTTGCCGTGGTCTTGGACATCCTCGGAGCCTCCCCATGACGGCTGTCATCATCAACAACGCCACGCCGTTCGGCCTGCTGACGAACGAGGCCATCGCGGAACTCCATACGGTCGCCGAGGCCATGACGCGGTTGCAGGCTGCGGTCGCGACTGCCTCTGGCGGCTTTGCCGGAACAGAAGGCACCGAGTTCGAGACCGACACCAACTTCGGCGTGAAGCCCGGCGCGAACCCTGGCGATCAGGGCAAGAACTACCGCTACGCCGTGGACAATCTGACGCAGGCGTGGGCGACCTTCTGGGACAGCGCCAAGCCGTCCATCGACGCCATCGACAACGGAGTCCGAACCCCCTGATACCGGACGAGGCTGATGAAGGAGCACATCGGACAAGGAAATGGCGCGCGAGCCGAGCCCGCATGGGGTGATCGCCAGCATCGGCAGGCAGGTGATCACGGCGCTACCCGGTCAGATGCTTTTGATGCTCCTGCTGAACCTCGCGTTCCTCGGCGCGCTGTTCTGGCTGCTGGCCCAACAGAACGCCTCGCGTGAGCGCATCCTCGCGCCGCTGCTCGCGGCCTGTTCCGAGACGATCCCGCTGCGCGCCTTCCCGCAGGGTCTATCGCCGAACCTGCCGGATCAGCCATGACCGCAGGGACCGACTTCGACAGATCGTTTGAGATCGTGGTCGGCCATGAGGGAGGCTATTCGACCAACCCCGACGATCCCGGCAACTGGACGGGAGGCGCGGTCGGCGCCGGGCAGTTGAACGGCACGAAATACGGCATCAGCGCCGCCGCCTACCCGACGACGGACATCGCCAACCTGACGCTGCCCAAGGCCAAGTCGATCTACTTCCTCGACTACTGGATGCCGACCGAGTGCGCCACGATGCCGGGCCGCCTCGCGCTCATCATGTTCGACGCCGCCGTGAACAATGGCGTCTGGCAGGCCATCCAGTTCCTACAGGCGGCGCTCGGTGTTGACATGGATGGGGTCATAGGTCCTGAGACGCGCGCCGCGCTCGCCAGCGCCACGGCGTTCGATCCCATGGGCACGGTTGTCATGTCGGAGACCCACGCGCAGCGGATCGACTTCATGGGCAACCTCTCGACGTGGCCGACCTTCGGCCTCGGCTGGTCGCGCCGGCTGGCTCAGCTACCGATCGACGCGCTCAATACGTGGCCGTCATAGGTCGAAGCCGCGTTGCTCCGACACGAACGGCGCGGCCAAGGAGCGGCCGAACGCCTTGCGCAGACGCCCCTCGTAGCCGCCGTCGCCCCTCGCATAGCGGGCATAGCGGTAGATGCGCCCCACTTCCTCGTCGGTGAGGCCGATCTCGCCGCTGTCGCGATCGAGCTTCGTCCACAGCAGGCGAAAGAAGCTCTGGGCGCCACCGACGCCGGGAAAATCCTTCAGCAAGACTGCCATTTCCTCGGCACGGAGCGTCACGAGGTTCTGCTGCTTGTTCACCATGGCATGTCCCCAACATATGTCCCGAATATGAGACGATCGTTGTCGCCTGGAACGACGTGGAAGTGGCCGTAGCGCGAGTGCTCCAGCTTGTGGCGCACGAACGAAGGAAGGCTCGCCGGCTCGATGTAGCGGTTGATCCGTCCGTCCTGGCTCCGGACCAGCCACGGCTGATCCGGATGCATCTCGGGCTTCTGCACGCGCACGATGACAGTGGACACTGCTGACGACATCAACTCGCCCTCCCTCGATCCGAGGGTATAAACCTGGGCAAGACACTCCGGGCAACGCTTGTCGGTAAATCGCCACCGCGTCGAGCAGAGCGCGCAGTAGCGCGATGCGGCGCGCACCGCCGCCGCCGTCCTCACCATGACTGATCCATCACGACGCCGTGGAACGCCAGCGCGCCGGTGTTCCGGTCGACACCGAGATTGCAGTAGATTTTCGACAGGGTGCCCATGGCCTGACGGAGCTTCCGTGGCACGTCCGCCACAGGGACCTCGACGTGAAACCGCCGCTGCTCGTCGTAGACCAGCCACGGGCCGTCATCGGGAAAGAGCGGCCTTTGCACCTTGCAGATCACAGCCGTCCCCTCCGCACATCCTCGATGCCGAAGTAGACCTCGATCACGGCGGCGACGTTGCTTCTGCCCTGCTTGAGCGCGTTCTCGGGTTCCGTCCGCAGCAGCGCCTTGGAGAAGAACTCATATGCCTCGCTGAGCTTGGGCCATTTGAACCCTGAGCGGCCGAACGGCTGCGGCGCCCTGACGATGCTGGTCGATCGCCGCATGGTGCAGAACTCGGTCGGCATCCGAAGCGTCTGATCCGTCCGCCGTGCGGTCACGCGCAGCATCGCGGCGTGGAACTCGATGGAGTGGCCAACCATCATGTCGGCCTGCTCGCACATCTCATGGATCCGGTTGATCGCTGCACGCGCCGACACGGTGAAGTCGGGGAACCGCCGCAGGTCGGCCTGCTGGATGCCATTGACCTCCGTGCCGCTCGGATGGACCTCCTGGCCGGGCGGCAGCGAGACCATCGTCGTGAACCACCTGTGCTGATCGACCCGATCGCTCATGCGCCACAGGCAGGCTGCGAGGCGGATCAGATAAGGCTTGTTCGTCTCCGACGCGTCCCGCTCCCACGAGCGGTTGCCGGCCGTGTCGATGAACAGCAGCGTGGTCGGATCGCCCTCGGCGAGCCTCCTGGTTGGCATTTCCTGAACCCTCATGATGTGACGGTGTCCTCTGGTTCGAGCATGCGGATCAGGGCGCGAACCCGCGAGTTCACCGCGCGCCCCTTGTCGGTGATGGTGAACACGACGCAGCGGGCGTCGTCGGCCGCGAGTGCACTGGTGGCGAGCCCAAGCTCGACGAGGCTGTTGGCGGCCCGCGAGATCGTCGCCGGTGTGAGACCTGTCTTGTGGCAGAGCGTCATCCCGATCATCGGGCCTCGGGCCAGCAGGTTCAGGCATTGCACGGCGGTCGAACTCATCGTCGATAGGCTGAATGGCATGTCAGGGTGCCTCTGCTGGCCTTGTGGACTTCGGCAGTTCGACGTTTTTCGCCTCGAACGCCTCGCGGATTCGGTCGAACAGCGGGACGTTCTCGCGCCGCAGCCGCGCCATGAAAGTCCGCGTGGTCTCCAGCCGCACCAGAATGTCGAAGGCGTCCCGCCCCGACTGATCGAGCGGCATGGCCTCAAGATCGGCGATGTAGCCGTCCCCGCGCTGCTCGTCCTTGGTGCGCTCCCGTGGCGGCTCGCGCGGTGTGGACTCTACTGGCGGGGCGTCGTGGGCATCGGCGTAGGCATCCCGGTCCCATGGAGCCTCGCTGGGAGGCGGATCGGCTGGCTTCGTCTGCGGCAGCACGAGCCAGTCGGGCAGCGGCTTGATGCCGTGCCGCTCGAACGCGTCGGCCATGGCGCGCATCACCACGAACCGGCTGTTCTGGTTGGCGATCAGCAGGTTGTCCTTC